CTACATATTGCAGTCCTACGATACCGCATTTAGTGCGAAGGAGACGGCTGACTACAGCGCGATCACTACATGGGGTGTATTCAAGCCGAGTGACGGTGCGCCTGAGTCGATTATATTGTTAGATGCTAAGAGAGGGCGGTGGGATTTCCCTGATCTGAAGACCACAGCCTACGATGAATATATTTATTGGCAACCAGATATTGTGTTGGTAGAATCGCAAGCGAGTGGTACACCCTTGACGCATGAGTTGAGAATGATGGGGATCCCGGTTGTGAATTACAGACCAACCAAAGGGAAGGACAAAGTTACTAGGGTTCACTCTGCTTCTCCAGTGTTTGAAGCAGGAATGGTTTGGGCTCCGGATGCAATCTTCGCAGAAGAAGTTATCGAAGAATGTGCAGCCTTTCCATTTGGTGAACACGATGACTTTGTGGATTCGACAACACAGGCTATACTGAGATTTCGTCAGGGTAACTTCGTTAAACTAGCGTCAGACGAAGAGGACGATGAGCCTGTACCCAGAGAACGAATATATTATTAGAGGTAATAACATGGCAAAAAAGATAATCAAGAAAGCAGTTAAAGAAACTATTAAGAAATTTAAGCCCAATCCTAACGCACCACAAAGCAGAGCAATCAGTGGTATTCCAGAGAAGGGAACCGTAGGTGCTCAAAAAACACCTAAAGCTAAAGCAACACCTGCAAGACGTGGAAGACCAAAAGGTTCTACCAATAAAGCCACAGGGGTAACAACTCAAAGAAAAAGTGCAAGAGCAACAAAAGCCAAAGGAACAGCTCCAGTACCAGCTAAAGTACCTACAGCTACAAAAGTAGCAGCAGGATCAGTTGTACCAGCAGCTGGATTAACAGCATTGGCTGTAAACAGCAAAAGGAAGCCCTCCGCTAAAGCAGCCAAAGTAACTTTTGGAGAAGCTTTTAAAGAAGCTCGTAAGAAAGGTGAAGGAACTAAGTTTACTTGGGAAGGAAAACAATACACAGCGGTAACCAAAGATGATCTTAAGAAAAAAGGTTACGATGCTAATGAACTAAGACAGTACGCCAACAGAAAAGGTAAAGCTAGAGGTCCATTGAATAGATTAGGACAAAAAGCTAAAAAGATTCTTTTAGGTAAGGACAAGAAGTTCGGTGGCGATAAAGGTGCTATCGATTTCATTAGAAGACCTAAGAAGAAAGCTTCTGGCGGTATGGCTAATTCATCTGCACCTAAGAAATTCAAAGCGGGCGGAATGGCTACTAAAGGGCTAGGTAAAGCCTACATGAACTCTAAAAAGTAATCATGGCTAAAAAAATAGCTAAGTCTTTAATCAAGAAACTTGTTAAAGAAATTAAAGAACTTAAGCCTTCTGATAAAGACAAGGAGAGATACCGCAAGGGCAAGCAAGCTTATAAGTCTGATGTACCTGAAATACAGAAAGCTCTTGATGAAGCACATGGCGGTTCAACTTTAAAAGTTATTAAGCCTGTTAAGAAAAAGAATGGCGGTCTAGCAACAAAAGGTCAGGGGAGAGCTTTTTTAAAAGGTAATAGATAATGGCAGATATAGACAAGGCAATTGATCCTGAAGAACAAGAAGAACTTCAGGTTAGGAACCGAACCAAAGGGATGGATATCGAAGTCGATGTGACTGAAGAAGATCCAGAACTAGAATCATTTGAAGAACTAGAAGACGGTACGATTGCTTTTGGCAACATGCCAGAGCCTGTGGATGACACAGAATTCTCTGCTAACTTAGCAGACTTGATGGATGACTCTGATTTGAATTCTTTAAAGAATGATTTGATGGGTAACATTGACGCTGATAAGGATTCTCGTAGCGATTGGGAGAAGACTTACAAAGACGGCCTTGAGTATCTTGGTATGAAGTACGAAGAGAGATCTCAACCATTTGAAGGCGCATCCGGGGTGATGCATCCGTTATTGGCAGAATCCGTAACTCAGTTCCAAGCGCAAGCCTATAACGAATTACTACCATCTCAAGGACCAGTTAAGACACAAGTATTGGGTATGACTACTCCTGACAGTGAAGCGCAAGCTTCTCGTGTACAAGAGTTCATGAACTATCAGTTAATGCAGATCATGAAAGAGTATGATCCTGAAACGGATCAGATGTTGTTCTACCTACCTTTGTCTGGTTCAGCCTTTAGAAAAGTTTACTACGATCAGAATCTAGGCAGAGCAGTATCTAAGTTTATTCCAAGTGAAGACTTAATCGTACCTTACGCTGCTACAGATCTACACAGTGCTACTAGGATTACTCACGTAATCAATATGTCTATAAACGACATTAAGAAACTACAACAAATAGGTTTCTATAGTGATGTGGATGTAGATTCTGGAAATATGTTGGCATCGGATACTGATGGCATTCAAGAAGAGATAGATGATTTACAAGGCGTTAGCCCAAGTTACAACGATGATGATACCTGTAAGGTCTATGAGATCCATACAGAACTAGATATACCAGGATATGAAGACCTCAATGCAGAAGGCGAAGAAACAGGAATCAAACTTCCATACATCGTAACCATAGCTAACAATAAAGTTTTATCTGTTAGAAGAAACTACAGAGAAGAAGATCCTTTGAAGCAAAGGATTAATTACTTCGTACATTACAAATTTTTACCGGGTCTAGGATTTTATGGATTTGGTTTGACTCACATGATTGGTGGCTTATCTAAAGCTTCTACATCAATACTTAGACAGCTTATAGATGCTGGAACTCTTTCTAACTTACCGGCTGGATTTAAAGCGCGTGGTATTCGTATCCGCAATGATGATCAGCCTTTGCAACCTGGAGAGTTCAGAGATATGGATGCTCCCGGTGGTAGTTTGCGAGACGCTTTTGTTCCGCTGCCTTTTAAGGAGCCAAGTCAAACCCTACTCTCTCTCCTAGGGATATTGGTTGATAGCGGTAGGCGTTTCGCATCTATCGCTGATACGCAAGTTGGAGATAGCAATCAAAATGCACCAGTGGGTACAACGATAGCTTTATTGGAACGTGGTACTCGTGTGATGAGTGCGATACATAAAAGACTACATGCAAGCCAAAGGATTGAGTTTGAAATCCTAGCTAAAGTGTTTTCAGAATCATTACCACCGTCTTACCCCTATTCTACGGCTAATGGCAATCAGATGATTAAAGCTATGGACTTTGATAACAGAGTAGACGTATTACCTGTATCAGATCCCAATACTTTCTCTATGAGTCAAAGAGTCATGATGGCTCAAGAACTATTGAGAACCGTACAAAGTAATCCAGAGATTCATGGTCCCACTGGAATATATGAAGCTTACAGAAGAATGTATTCTTCTATGGGTGTACAGAACATTGAACAGTTATTACCTCCACCACCTCAACCACAACCTATAGATCCAGCTAATGAAAACGCAAGTTTAATCGCTGGTATGCCAGCACAAGCTTTTGCTGGACAAGATCATGATGCACACATCAACAGTCACATGTCTTTGTATGGAACAATCACCGCACAATCCAACCCGGTTGTGTTGTCTATGATACAAGCCCATATCTATCAGCATATTTCATTTAGAGCTGCTGAGATTGTAGATGAGCAAAACGCACAAAATCCTGAGTTCCAATCTATGGTTCAACAGATACAACAACTACCACCAGAAGTTGGTATGGAATATCAACAGAAGCTACAAGAGAACGTAGCTAAAGATATTGCTGCTGTTGTGTCAGGATTAACAGAACAAATCAATGCTATGTTCATGCCACCTCCACCGCAACCAGATCCTTTGGTTGAACTTAGAGGTAAAGAACTAGATATCAAAGCTGATGATGTACAGCGCAAGCGTGAAGAGTTTGCTCAGAAACAACAGTTTGATGCTATGAGGGCTATGGAAAACAATGATTTGGCAGAGCAGCGTTTGGGTATTCAAAAGGATATTGCTCTTATGAAAGACGATATAGCGAAAGAAAGAATAGACCAGGCTGCACAATTTAAAGCAATGGATATTATGAGAGGTAACAGATGAGTTCATTAAGAAAAGAACAAGCAGAAATGCAAAAGAAACAATTAAAGTTAGAAGAGGAGCAAAGGATCAATGCCAATCAACCGATCGTCAATGAGAATGCAAATATCGACATCGACAAAATCGCGAAAGAAGCCGACAAAGAAGCTAACGAAATACTCGCGAAAGTCGTTAAAGAAAGCAAACCCAAAAAGAAAACTGCAGCCAAAAAGCCTAAAGCCGTCTCTAAGACTAAGGCCAAGGTAACTAAACCAAAGGTAAAGGTTACTAAAAAGAAAAAGTAATGCCCTTAAAAAAAGGTAGTAGCAAGAAGACAATATCTGCTAACATAAGTGAATTGACTCGCAGTGGAAAGAAACAAAAGACTGCCATTGCTATAGCCCTTGAAGAGGCAAGAAGGTCAAAAAATAAAAGAGGTAATAAAAATGGAAAAAGTAAAAGGCGTTAAATCAAGCGTTACTATCAAAGACCAAGGTACTGTTAATTACTCAGGACCAGAAGAAGTCGCTAACGGAAGCGCACCTAAACCATTTGGGGCTGGAAAGTCTCGTGGCGGTGGATCTGCTTTAAGAGGAACTAAGTTTAGCGGAATCTATTAATGGCAATACCTCCAGTAGCACCTGGCGTACAAGACCAATCAGTGGGAGGTTTTGAAGACGTAAGAAGAATGCCAGCACCTCCACAGCCTATGCAACCTAGACCCAGTCTAGTCGTAGGTGGTCCAGCATTCTTTACACCTGAAGGCTATCAAGCTCCTGTTCAACCAGAACAAGCTTTCATGCCTACTGACAGAAGACCAGATGCAATAGGAGATAATTTTAGAAGGCCATATGAAAGACCGATAATGCCTATGCCTAGTCCTACGCCTCCTCCTGAAATGGCTCAACCTGCACCACCTAGAGTGCCGATAGAACAACCTAAACAAACAGTACCTGAAGACGGAACAGTGATTGGTAGACCAGCACCAGTCATGCCAATGCCAGTACCTACACCACAACCAAAGTATGATCCTTTTGCTTATAGTGATCTAGGTAGTAGAGCATTAGGCGGTGAATACATAAACTCAATGACATTTCATTGGTTTGATCCAACTACCGGTAAAGGTGGTAGCACTACTGAAGGTTGGAGCAGAGTGCCTGATTCAGCTAAACCTTATACTTATTTAAATAAAGAAGAAGCAAACAAAGCTAAAGAAAACTTTATGACTTTTGAGGATAGAGGAGACATAGACACAACACCAAAAAGAACACCTGTTACTACACCAGCTCCAGCAGAACCAGTAACCAAACCAGATTTACCAATTACAACAATGCCAAGTATCATAGGAGAAGGGAATTTGACCGATATGAGAGCACGAGGTCCGGGTGAAGCTAAACTTGCAGTCGAACCTGATAGTTATTTTCCAATGCCATCTCCCATGAAACCTATTACATTACCTACTGGGCAAACAGTACAAATACCTGAAGTTAATATGGAAGAAGTTAATGCTAGTCTTGCTGCAGCTGGAATCATACCTCAAATACCACAAGCACCAGCACCTGTAGTGCCTCAACCAATGATGCCTCAAGCTATGCCTTCTATGCCATCATTACCGTCTGTAACACTTCCCACACTTCCAACGCTTGGCAGTAGACCAAGCTTAACAAGATCCCCTATGAGAGGAAATCCTAGGGAGAGATAAACAAACATAGGCAGGAGAGAGCCAATGGATGCTGTAAATCTAGCAGAATATTTATTTAAGACTTTAAGACAAAGAGAACAGAACGCGGTTGACATAATTGCTGGTGGCAATATAAAATCGATGGAAGATTACAAATACCTTATGGGAGAGTTGTCGGCGATTCGCTCACTCATACAAGATTTACAAGAAACGCTGCATATGGATAATATCGATGAATGAAAAAGTCGCAAAAACAGAATTTGAAAAACATAAAGAAAAGCTTGCAGAAAAGAATCTAGAACAGTCATCTGAATTAGATAAAGCTTTTGTAAGCCAAGAAGAAAAAGTCCTCGATCCAGAGCTACTTAATAAATCCCTACTAGACAGAATGCCCAATCCATCAGGATGGCGTTTGTTGGTGTTGCCTTATAAAGGCAAGGGAGTTACAGAAGCTGGCATTCAATTAGTAAAAGAAACCGTAGATAGAGAAGCTTTATCTACAGTCATTTGCTATGTGTTAAAGGTTGGACCTTTATCTTATAAAGACGAAAACAAATTTGGCAGTGATGCCTGGTGTAAAAAAGGGGACTGGATTTTGATAGGCAGATATGCTGGAACTCGTTTTAGATTGGAAGATGACCATGAGGTTAGAATCATTAACGATGACGAAGTCATAGCTACCATATTAGACCCGGACGATATTAAATCTTTATAGGAGTAAATAATGGCAGAAGAAGCGCAAAACATTGAAGAAGTAGAAAGCATTGATGTAGAAATTACAGATGAAAAAATAGAAAAGGCTGCAGTACCAGAACACAGAAGAGTAGAAGATGAGGTTCAAGACAGTGCAGTTGATATTGTTTTAGATCAGAACAATGAAGTTACTCCAGTTACCGATGATCAAATTAAAGAAGATTTTGAGGTTTCTCCTCAAGTAGAAGAAAAAGCAAAAGATCAATCAGATATAGAGAAGAGAGCATCTCTTGCACAAAACAGAATCAACAAAGCAGTAGCTCAAGCTAAAGAGTTTCAAAGAAGAGAGTTAATGGCTGTTCAATATGCTAAAGATCTTAAAGATCAGAATGAGCAATTAAGACAGTCTCAAAAATCTTTTCAATCAAGTTATGGAGATGAATTCACTAATCGTGTTGAATCTCAAATAACTTTAGCAAGACAAGCTTTAAGGCAAGCTTCTGAGTCCCAGGATCCAGAGGCAATAGCTAATGCAACTGAAGCCCTAACAATGGCCACTTCAGATAAAGCTAGACTTGAACAATATAGGCAAGATCAAAAAAGATACGAAGAACAAGAAGCAGCCTATAACGAACAGGTTCAAAACCAACAAGAATATCAAACTCAACAACAACCTGTTGAGCAATATGATGAACCATCAGACAAAGCTCAGACATGGGCTAAACAAAATACTTGGTTTGGAAAAGACCAAGTTGCTACCTCAGTTGCCTTTGCAGTTCATAATCAATTAGAAAATGAAGGCTTTGACACTGAGTCTGATGAGTACTACACTGAATTAAATAGCAGAGTGCAGCAAGAGTTGCCTCATAAATTTAACGTGGAAGCGGACAAGAAACCCGTCCAAACAGTCGCTTCAGCCACACGCAATACATCGACAGGACGCAAACAAAATCGTATCGAGTTGACACCGAGCGAACAAGCACTAGCTAAGAAGCTTGGAGTGTCATTTAAAGATTACGCAATACAAAAAGCGAGGTTAGAAAGATCATGACAACAGAAGTAAAAGAAAACGTAGTTAAAGAAGAAGATGTTAGAGCTTCAAGAAGTTCCGACACTAGAGCAAAGGATGACAGACCAAAAGTTTGGAAAATGCCTTCTGCTTTAGAACTTCCAGACGAGGCTATTGAATTAGCTGAATCTCAAGGTTTAACTTATCGTTGGATTAGAGAGTCTATACTAGGACAAGATGACAAAACGAATGTCTCAAAAAGATTTCGTGAAGGATTCGAGCCAGTTAGACCAGATGAACTTCCGGGATTCCATGATTTGCCTACAGTCGATGACGGTCGGCATGCTGGAGTTATAGGAGTGGGTGGGTTGATACTGTGCAAAATTGATAAAAATATCGCAGATCAAAGAAATGATTTCTTTGAACAACAAACTCAAAACCAAATGACTGCCGTAGAGAACGACCTAATGCGTGAAGAGAATCCTTCGATGCCAATTTCAAGTAAAATGTCATCAAAGGTTACTTTTGGTGGAAGTGGTAAGTAATTACTATTTCTAGAATAAATATTAACTAGGAAACTATTATGGCAAATATAAATGCTAAATTCGGTTTAAGACCTATAGGAAAACTTGGAAGTGCTTCTAATAGCACAGGAACAACTGAGTACGATATTCTTACAGGTACAACCGGAAGTATCTTTACAGGCGACCCAGTAAAAATGGTCAACACAGGTGGCATAGCTGTCGCTGCTGCTGGCGATTTATTATTGGGAGTCTTTCAGGGATGCAGATACACTGACTCAGCCGGAGATGTGATTTATTCATCTCACTGGCCGACAACAACTGCATCTGCTGACGCGGTGGCTTTCGTAGTTGACGATCCTAATGCTTTATTTGAAGTACAAAGTGCTGCTACAGGTAGTGTGGTACAAACAGTTGTCGGTTTAAACGCTGACATTGTTTACACTGCTGGTAGTACAACAACTGGTAGATCTAATGTAGATCTCAGTGGCACTATGGCTACAGGTACAGCTCAATGTAGAATTATTGGATTCTCCAATGACCCAGAGAATAACGCTCTAGGTACTGGAAGTCTTTCTACATACGTCAACATGATTGTTAAAATTAACGAGCACCTCTATGCTCAAACTACAGGAGTTTAGTAATGGCGATTAATCGATCACAACTAGCAAAAGAGCTAGAACCAGGTCTAAATGCCTTATTTGGAATGGAGTACGACCGCTACGAAAACGAACATGCTGAAATCTTTGAAACTGAGTCTTCGGACAGAGCTTTTGAAGAAGAAACATTAATCGTTGGTTTCGGGAATGCTAAAGTAAAAGGTGAAGGAAATGCTGTTGAATTTGATTCAGCTTCTGAAGGCTTTACTTCTAGGTATTCACACGAGACTATTGCGTTAGCTTTCGCTCTTACTGAAGAAGCAATTGAAGACAATCTTTATGACAGACTTGGTGCTAGATACACCAAAGCGTTAGCAAGATCTATGGCTCACACTAAGCAAGTAAAAGCAGCAGCTGTTTTGAACAATGCTTTCTCATCCAGTTTTACTGGTGGAGATGGTGTTGCTCTAGTAAGTACAGCCCACCCATTAGCTGGTGGCGGTACTTTAAGCAACAGACCTAGCACTTACTCTGACTTAAATGAGACTTCATTAGAAGATGCGTTGATCTCTGTATCAACTTTTACCGATGACAAAAGCATGATTCTTGCCCTTCAAGGCAGGAAACTAATCATTCCACCACAATTACAATTTGTGGCAGATAGATTGCTTCAAACACCGGGCAGAGTTAATACGTCTGACAACGACATCAACGCTATTAAGAATATGGGCATGGTTCCAGAAGGTTATTCAGTTAACCATTTCTTAACAGATAATGATGCGTGGTTCTTATTAACAGATTGTCCTGATGGATTTAAACACTTCGAGAGATCTCCTCTTTCAACTTCTATGGAAGGTGACTTTGATACTGGCAACGTCAGATTCAAAGCAAGAGAAAGATACTCATTTGGATTCTCGAATCCAAGAGCAGTGTTTGCATCTCAAGGGGCGTAAGCTCTTTAAAAGGAAAGGGAGCTTCGGCTCCCTTTTTTTTGTTTCATTTTTAAGTACATCTGTTATACAATCAAAAAGACTAGGATAATTATTTTGTTCTATCGACTGACCTAGCAGACAAGCCAAGACGATAGAATCTATTTCCAAAGGAGGAAATTATGGCAAATTCAACATTCAGCGGACCGGTCAGGTCCGAAAATGGTTTTAAAGTAATATCAACAAATAGCACTACTGGTGCAGAAACTGATGTAGCTGTTATTGCATCTACAGGTATTGTTACTGATAAATATGTAAAGCACGTAGGTTTTGCAACTGGTGTGACAGTAAATACTACAGCTGGAGATTCTCCAACTATAGGTGAATTTACACAACCAGCAAATACAATCATCACAGACATAAAAATATTTTGTGATGTCTCTCCTGTTATTGGAACAGGTGATATTGGTTATGAAGTAGGTACATCTTCTTCAGGTGCACAAATTGTTGCAGCTCAGACTGATGAAATACTTGATGGTGGTACAACTGTTGTTGCACATAATGTGACTGTGACTAGCTTGGTTCTACAAACTCAAGATGGCACAACAGCTCCAGCTTCTGTTCAATATACAGACACTGCAAGAACTATTTACTGCAACATTACTAATACAGTAGATGCTACAACCGCAGGTTCGTTTACGTTCATTATTGAATATACGCAAATAGCGTAAGGGGTAAATTATGACAGGTAGAATGACAGGCTCAGATGTCCAGGGTAAGTTTCTTACTGCGGACACTCAGGCTTTAGATGCCGATGGAATATCAGCAGCAGCAGCTGTAGGCAATAACGCAGCACTCACAATAGGTGGTGCGTTGGCTTCTGGCGGTTCTTGTACCTTTGATTCAGGAAGAGTAGTCACTATTCTTTCTGCTGGAAATGACTCAGCAAAGTCATTTACTGTTACTGGCACAGATGTTAACGGTGATGCTCAAACAGAATCCATAACGGGTGCTAATGCTGGTACTGCTACTGGAAGTAAATACTTTAAAACAGTAACTGGAATATCAGCAGTCGGTAACCCGGCTGGCAACGTATCAGCAGGAATTAATAATTCAGCTGCAGACGTTGTTTTTGCAGGAAGAGCTAGATTGCAAGGTTTAAACTTAGTTTGTTCTGGAAATGCTGGAAACATTGATTTCTTAACAACATCTCCAATAGGAACTAGTTTGTTTAAACTTGGATCTGTAGGTTCGGCTACAACAACTAGAGATATAACCATCCCTGATAATGGATTGTTATTTACTGATGGTATTTATATTCAGTATACGCAAAGCACNTTTGGCACTATGACAGCGTTNTATGCATAATGCCTACTCGTCAAAAGCCAATAAGGCGAACAACCGCAGGTAAAAAGGCTAATTACCGCCCTACTAAAAGTGGGGCTGGTATGACTAAGAAAGGTGTTGCTGCTCATCGTAAAGCTAATCCAGGATCTAAACTTAAAACCGCTGTAACAGGAACAGTAAAAAAAGGCAGTAAAGCAGCTAAAAGACGTAAGTCTTATTGTGCTAGATCAGCTGGACAGATGAAAAAGTTTCCTAAAGCAGCTAAGAACCCTAACTCAAGATTACGTCAAGCACGTAAAAGGTGGAAATGTTAAATGGCTAAAGCAAAAAGTGGTGGAAAAATATGCCCAAAAGGTAAAGCCTGGGCTAAAAGAACCTTTGATACATATCCTTCTGCATATGCAAATATGGCAGCATCTAAGTATTGTAAGGATCCAAACTATGGAAAAAAGTCTAAAGCAAAGAAAATGAAAAATGGTGGCCTTGTTAACATTAAAGGACAAGGCATTGTAATGAGAGAAAGACTTAGATAATGGGACAGCTTAAGGAATGGCGAGAACAAAATTGGGTTAGGATTGGTACAGACGGTTCTATCAAGGGACCATGTGGGACAAGTAAAGATAAAAAGAATCCTGATCGCTGTTTACCTAAAGCTAAAGCACAAAGCTTAACAAAGAGTGAACGCTCAACTACAGCGAAAAAAAAGAAAGCAGCCGGGAGAAAAGGTAAGACTGTTGTTGCTAATACTCCAAAAGCTAAAGTTAAATTAAAGAATGGTGGAGAGGTAAGAAGAATTGCAAGAGGTTGTGGTAAAGTTATGTCTGACAGAAGAAAAAGAACTAAATATTCTTAGGAGTAAATATGTATAAAAAAACGAAAGGCTACAGTAGTGGCGGTAAAATGAAATCCAAAGGTATGAAAATGGGTGGCATGATGAAGTCTAAGGGAATGAAGAAAGGCGGAATGATGAAATCTAAAGGATACAAAAAGGGTGGAATGATGAAGTCTAAAGGTATGAAGATGGGTGGAATGATGAAATCCAAGGGGTACAAGAAAGGCGGAAAAGTAGGTTAAGGTGGCTTATTTGCAAAGTAATATCCCACATTTTAAATGCTGGGTTAGGAGAGAGTACACGCATAACCACGAAAAATACCAAGGAGAATTTTTACATGCGATGGTAGTTGGTGTTACCACCATGCCATGTCGTTGTTTAAGTTTTCAACTTATATTCACCGGTATAGAAGCTGAAGGCGAAGAAGAAGATACTGTTCATGGTGGTGCTATGTGGGCTAGGATGCCCATCACTGCTTTAGTAGGAGATACTCCTTTTGAAGAATGGCCAGAGCCTATGGCAGTTCATGATGCTCAACCTTGGGATTGTTCATCACATCATCATGCAGTTTACATTATAGATAGAGCCACACCTTGCCCTTGGATGGCTAAGATAGATGGTAACTTTTATCCAGCTAAGTACATGTTTACAGTAGATTATGCAGAGAATGAAATAGCTGATGATCCTGCTCAACATAAACAAAGTCATGTATTAGAACTATTAGATGCTGGACCCTGGACAGGCAATATAGTTGCACTACCTAATAACAGAGTCAGGGTTACACACCCGGCTTGGTTTGAAACAGGTACAGGTGCACCAGACTTTAAACCATCTGCTCATATTCATTATTCTAAATCTGATTTAGATTATACGTTGGATGTAAACAGAATTTTTGATAACCTATACGCAGAGGAAGAATAATGGCAACATCTAGTAGTACAGATTTTGAACCTAATGTAGCTGAGTTTGTAGAAGAAGCATTTGAAAGATGTGGTCTTGAACTTAGAACTGGTTACGATCTAAAAACAGCAAAGAGATCTATAAACCTTATGTTAGCAGAATGGGCTAATAGGGGGTTGAATCAGTGGACTATAGAACAAGCAACTCAAACTGTTACTGAAGGACAAACTGATTACACACTAAACGCTAATATAATTGATGTATTAGATTGTTCTATAAGAAGAAACACAAATGGAACTGATCTAGATTTACAAATGTCTAGAATTAGTAGAAGTGAATATTTAAACATTCCCACTAAATCAACTAAATCTAGACCATCTCAGTTTTTTCTTGATAAGTTAAATACACCTGTATTAAAGATATGGCCAGCTCCAGAGAACAGCACAGATGTATTAGTGTTTAATAAAATCGTAAGAATGGATGATGCTGATAAACCAACCAATACTATGGATATGCCCTTTAGATTTTATCCTTGTTTTGCAGCTGGACTTGCATACTACATAGCAATTAAGAAAGCCCCGGACAGAGTAGTAATGTTAAAACAAATGTATGAAGAAGAATTTGAAAGAGCTTTAAGTCAAGATGAAGATAGATCTTCTTTTAGAATTGCTCCATATAGCACCAGGCAGTAATTATGACATATGCACTTGGTAAATATGCAAAAGCCATTTGCGATAGATGTGGCTTTGAATACAAGCTTTCTGCATTAAAAGAAGAATGGAATGGACTAAAAACATGTCCTGAATGTTTTGAACCTAAACATCCACAATTAGAACCATTGCCTCATGTAATAGACCCGGAGGCTTTATACAAACCTAGACCAAGTCAAGACCTAGGTGTAGGTGAAGGTTTTGTTGTTGTAATTTACACTAACATAGAAAAAGGTAACTCTATGGATCCAAATATTGTTGGATCAAATTTTACAGTAGATGAAATGACAGGTTCAATTGGGGAGGTTACAATCACATTATGACATTAACTGAATTAAAAACACTCATACAAAATTATGTAGAAAACGAAGAGACAACTTTTGTTAATACATTAAACGATATGATCATTAATACTGAAGAAAGAATTTCTGAGTTAATTGAATTCGATTATTTTAGAAAGAATGTAACTGGTAGTTTAACAACCGGGAATACTTATCTTACAGCTCCAACAGATTTTAAACTTAGTTTTTCTTTAGCTGTTATAGACAGTAACAACGATTACCATTACTTAGATAAAAAACATACCAGCTTTATGCGTGAATATTCTAATGACGCAGTAGCTACTTCAGAAAGAGGAAGACCTTTGTATTATGCAGATTTTGATAAAGATTTATCTACTGCAAGCAATAATGGTTCTACTTTAATAGTTTCACCTGTTCCAGATCAAGATTACAATATTGA